GGACATATAACAAAGAGGGCGATTAATTCCTCTGAGCTAGGCTGCCGTTGGTATGGCGACAAGATTCAACATAGGTGGGAAACCAAAAAAGTATCCCATGGTTAAATCCTCGCCAGCGGCAACGTACATCTGAAAGGCATTTTGGAGAGCCGTGTGACTACCAATAATGTGAAATCCATCAGCGAATGCACAGTCTTTTGTGTCTCGTCCACTCGAACCAGGTACAAACCTGCGGTTCGAGTAAAACGGCACTTCGAATTCAAGGGTCGCATTGACCCCCACTTCAGTAATTGCTTGGCCTGCCATAGCTTCTTGAAAGGCTATGAGGCCTGTTCGTGGTTTTCTGTTAGCACCAGGCTGTATGTCAATTAGAGCAGGGGCAAGGTAACCCGTGTTTGCTACTCGATTAACACTAATTTGGCCGGCAGGAACAGACGATGAACTCTCGGTGGGAACGTACTTCCACCTAGTGGAGCCTCGTAATACAGCAAAAGCTGGTCGAAAATATGAAATATAAGAGTGGCCAACGTAATTAATATCGGGCGGTATAGATCCCAAGGTCTTATGTACAACATGGCGGCCGTACATGAACATCAAAGGATACAAAGCATGAGATAGCTTTGCAAGATCGCCTGTGACGTATCCAATCGGTATGGGATCGTTAAACAAATAAGGTGTGTAACGTTTTAACAAAGAACGAATAGAAAAGATCTGTTCGCCTACGTAAATGTTGGGGGCTTCAGATAGTCTTCCCTTGACCGACACATCAAATGTCGGCCAACTATCTATAACCCCCGTTGGCGCGGGTTCAATACCACCCATAGGCACAATCTGTGCGTCTTCTTCAGGTGGCAATGTATAGCAGTAGCTGTTCAAACGGTTATTCGGTACGAAAAGGCGAAAATCCTCGCAAGCCTTAATGCTTACGAGTATGTCGACCTTAGGTACTGTTGCAGAATTTAAAGCAACCAGTCGGTTGATAACATAAACCGAAATAACGCCGTTGCCTATGCCATTGCTCAAAACGACGTCGCTCGAGTCGACGGCACCAGGGTTGATGTTCGCGCTTGTGATTGGTAGTATAACAGAATGTCCTCCATGTGCTAAAGGGAAATCCTGATCGCTTCCATAAACACCAGGTATGTAGTGCTTGCGCAGCGCTTGGGCTTGCGAAGGCCCAACCCGTATAGTAAACTTACGGTGTTCAGAAATGTCAATGATTTGCTGGTAAGCGGTGTTGGCCTCATATGTTGGTGNGGCTTGATGAGGGTCGTAAACAACGCCCAACCGGCCACGATGGAACGCAGACGCCACTACTTCAAAAGTAAGTTCCAATGACCCAGTCCAAAAGTCGAAAGGTAAGGTGACGCCACAGCAGGCTGGCATATAGATCTTACCATTAGTGCTATGATTAACACAAGGATCGACCAAAGTGCTAAATAGCCTGTGATCGCGGTCATCAGAACCGGTCCACTCAAATGAGGCGTACAGCGAATCGACGCTAGCGATATTGTTAATGGCTAGACAATCTTTGCCATCGCAATTCCAAAGCTTTGGGTCTATGCTAACCTCTTGCTTGGGGTCCAACGTAAGTTTAAGCGAACCGTCCTGGCCCTCCGTAGTGGCAAGACTATATATGGGCCGAGGTTGCATCCGGTTGGGCTCCTCTAAGTCATTGGGCTTTGAGAACCCGAACAACTTGGCTATTGAACCAATAGCACCGGAGGCTATTTCAGTGGCACGGGCATAAGAGCCGATATACGGTACAGAAGTGAGTGGACTGGCGATGTTTCGCACTGTGGCCATAAGGTTGCTTATGGGACCACCAGCGTACTCATCTGAAGAACCTGCTTGCGGGGATAAACCTTTCATGTCAGTGGCTGTTAAACCACCGACAACAACATCTTCGGCCCAGGCAAAGATCGATATGGAAACGCCAGTGGTGGGTGCGGACTCCGTCGAAAGTCGCAACGGCGACAATGTGCGCAAAGTAAGAGAGCCCATCAACTTTAACTGTTTATGTAGATTAACCACGTCCAGATAGTCGTTGTACCAAATAAACGGTAGCTTCATCTCGCCACCTGTAGATTGACACGGATCGCACATTATCTTCTGGCGCTGGTACAGTCGAATATTGTAGCCCCAATGAGGAGCGTTACTAAAGTATTCGTCGTCTGCTGCCAAAGGATTGTAAGATATCATAAGGCGACCTTGATAAAAGGAGTTGCCGTTCATGACAACCTTAACGCGCAAGTTGGCCCTCAAAAGCTTGAAATTTGTCAGCCGATTCTCAATGCGCGGGTTGCTAAAAAACAATTTCCACGGATCGATCATCTCAAATATGTTTGCTGTCGGCAACCAATCGGCATCGTAAATTTTCACGGGCCTACTAAAGAATTCGCCTAGCGAGGCATCGGACGCGCCGGGTAAATCACCGAAACCATCTAGAGCCTGGTCACAGTGAGCATCGTCTTGCTCATCTGCAACTTCGGCTATCTCGACGTTCTCAAGCTTACCAGACATCGGGGACATCTTGTGTTCTGTGTTGATAAATAAATATCGTAATAAATATAATAATTGTAATAAAAATGTTTGTATAAAGTGTATAATGTATTTTGCGGTCCAGTATGTACAGAGTGCGACACGAACCAATGTCGCACAAGTTTGCTTCGTTATAACGAGTTCCCCGTCGAGTGAACTGTCTTCCAAACACCACGAAGCGGTAAAATGATTGGAATTTCTTTGGTTTTACCCATACAACGACTTCCACACGCGCAGTCTCTCTTTATAGGACACGCGCAGAGCCGGTAAGCAAGCAACAGACACTAAAGCGTCGTCATGCTCGCTCAAAATTTGTTTTAAGACCTTCCGTCTTGAGTTGAAAGTGCGTTCGCCATGCAAAAACCATTCTGCACAGGCGGACTCACAATTGTCGCCCAACAACGTATACATAGTGTTGGGTGACGTTGGTTTGTGTACGCAGACCAAGCGCTTGTATATTGAGGCCTCGTTCAGAGGCCCAACAATAGTACGCAATTGGCGGTCGTACTTGAAAGCTCGTTTGAGAAATTCGATATTTCTCAAATTGTCAAACTTAGCGATCTTCGTTTTCTTGTCGTAACTAGTTAAAGTGCGCCCTAATGCGCCCAGAACAGCTACTATGGCATGATTGTTGAACTTCCATAAGTAGCGGTCAACTGTTGCGACCAAGTCGTCTCCGTAGAAATACGCGACAATGTAATCGCGAAAGTGACAGCGCGAGTAATTGCCGGTCCACGACATGACCTGGCCCATCGGATATAGCGTGTAAAATACAACCCGTAGACTAAGGCTGTTTCCTATGCAATTGATTAGCGTGGTTAGGCTATGGCCAGAGATAGTGCCATCAAACAATTGCATCACATCGCCATTGGCGTTGATAACAGGCCACATTATGTCGGCAGCAACACCCTCCATTATCTTAATGTCCTCTTCGGACCAACCGAGTTTACGCGCTATGGCGATAAGCACGGCGAAAGCAGCTTGTATCAACTGACTGGACGTTGTTGCGTCGTACGCCTTGTAATCCAAGGCCACACATCTACTGCAACCTCTGCTTGCCAGGCGATCGTACATGCGTTTCCAATCTTTACCAAATGCGTTGACGCCCACAGAGCACTCGAAAAAATCAGGGTTCTCGCAAATGTACTTAGTGATGGCACCAAATTTCTTCCGTACCGTCCATTGCATGTGCATCGGCGCGCCATAGACCAGTCGGCA